AATTAAAGCCTGTATTAGTAGAATATTTAAATGGAAAAACAAATAATAAAAATACCAATTGAATATAAACCTTTATTCGATGATGATTGGAGAGAAGCAGCGGTTTATGGTGGAAGATACTCACTTAAATCACACACAGTAGCTAGATATTTAATTATAAAAGCAAGAGAAAAGAAAACTAGAGTAGCTTGTTTTAGAGAATTTCAAGCATCAATAGCGGAAAGTTCTCACCAGTTGCTAAGTGAATTAATAACTAAATATAAGCTAACTGATTTTAAAGTAACGAATAATAGTATTATAAACACAATTAATGGCTCTGATTTTATATTTAAAGGGCTATGGAATAACGAACAAAGCATTAAGAGTATTGAGGGGATAGACATAGCTTGGGTAGAAGAAGCTCAAACAGTAAGTAAAAAAAGCATAGAAGTATTAACTCCAACTGTAAGAAAGCCTAATAGTAGAATAGTTTACACTTATAATAGATTACTAGAAGAAGATCCAGTCCACACTAGGTTAGTATTAGAAGGAAGACCTAACACTTTAATAATCAATGAAAATTACGATATAGCAATTAAATACGATATGATGCCTGATGTTATATTGAATGAGATTGAAGACGATAAAAAGAATAGACCAGGATTATATATGCACAAATGGATGGGAGAGCCTCATAGTATGGAATTAAAGATATATAAGGACTGGGCGATTATAGACGAGATACCACACGAAGCTAGACTTGAAAGGAGAGGACTAGACTTTGGTTATACTAATGACCCTACTGCTATCATAGATATTTATAAACATAACAACGGATATATACTTGACGAGGTGCTATGTAGGAAAGGAATGCTTAATAAAGATATAGCAGATATTATTAAGAATTTAGACAATTGCTTAACAGTAGCTGATAGTGCTGAGCCTAAAAGCATAGATGAGATTAAAAGTTATGGAATAAATATAATCGGAGCAAAGAAACAAAAGAAGAAGTTTGCAGGAATGCCACAGCTAGGAACTAATGAAAGCTATGTTAAATGGAGTATAGGAATAGTCCAAGAGCAAAGAATATCAATGACAAAAAGAAGCCTTAACCTTATAAAAGCTTATCGCAACTATTTATGGCAAACAGATAAGGAAGGGAAGGTATTAAATGCACCAGACCATTATTTAAGCGACTGTATGGATGCAGTCCGCTACGGAATAGTTAGTTTAGCACCTATAATAAATAAACAAGACTTTTTAAATAACATACCAATAATTATAAGGGATGCAGAAGAAAAAAATCCCGCAAGATAATATGAAAATAAAAGTAAAATTAACAATAGGAACTAGAAAATATACAAGTGAGGGATCTACACTTGAAGATGCTATGGATAAAATGAAGACTCCTAGTAAGATAAGTGTTATGGGAAACATAAGACTATATAAGAATGGTAAGTTTGTTAAACAATTTCCAATGACACTACCTAGACTTAGGAGATTATTTAATACAAGACTAGCTTTTAAACAATTATTCGTTAAGAACCTTAATTTATTTCTAAAATAAAAATATGATAGCAAGTAACATATTTGATTTTGCAAAACAAGAATTATCTAAATACCAAAATCCTACCGAGGTTGTAAGTGGTTGGGATTGGAGTATGCAAGAGCATATCAAAACATCAATACTATATAAGAACGGAAGGCTATTAACAGGGAATATAGATGATAAGCCTGTTAAAAACATAATACTTCCTATCCTTAACCTAGAATATAGAGCAGAAGATATTGATGTAAAGGATATTAATTTATACGTAGAAGATGAAGATAAAAATCATTTATCTTTCCTTATTAATAAATATCACGATGATGTTTTCGTAACAGAAAATAACGTTGATGATTTTATAGATGAAGAAAACGAAGAAAGTATTGATTTAGGAGCTGTATTGGTTAAAGATATAGGTGAAGCATTACCAGAAATAGTCCATTTACAAGACATAGCATTTTGTAATCAGAATGATATATTAAGCAGTCCTTTTGGTATTCTACATATCTTTTCTATTGATGAGTTAAAAGAGATGGAAAAGAGAGGCTGGGGAAATAGAGAGAACGGAGCAACACACACAATAGACGAGCTTATTACTTTAGCTATGAGTGATAGTGAGAACCTAACAAGCAGTGATATAGAAGTATATGAAATACACGGGACTCTACCTAAATATTATCTTAATGACGCAAATGATATTAGCGAAGAAAGAGAATATATTAAATCATTATATGTAATAGCATTTTATAAAGATGACGCAGGCGACCAAAAAGGAATAGTATTATTTAGAAAAGAGCAAAAACAAAAGATATTTAAACTATATAAACGAGATAAAATACATAATAGGGCAGTTGGAAGGGGTGGCATTGAAGAACTATTTGAAGACCAAGTATGGACTAACTACGGGCAGATAAACAAAAAGAACTTATTAGACGCAGCGAGTAAGACAATATTACAGACTGATGATGATACTTTAAAGGCTAAACATCCAACAGGACTTAGAGGAATGAAGAACCTAGAAATAGTTCAAGTTCAAGAGGGAGCAAAGATAGGACAGATTGATAACTATCCTCGTAATATAGCCTTATTTGATAAATGGAATGAAGAACTAGAAATACACGCTAGAAGCACAGGGGCAGCACAGGAGGGGATTTCAGGCGACCAGCCTAACTCAGGCACTCCTTTTAGAAGCCTTGAAAGGCAAACAATGAGTAGTCAATCACTACACGATTACAGGATAGGTAAACACGCTAAATTTTTAGAAGAATTATATAGAGATTGGTTTATACCTTATATTATTAAACAGATTACAGGCGGCGTTAAATGGTTATCTACTCTAGATTTAGATGATATGCAAGAGGTAAGTAAGAATATAATTAAAAGGCAAGTAAATAAATTAGTAGTTGATAAGATATTAGCTGGAGAACAAATAAGCGAAGAAGAAATAGCAGAATTTAAAGACAAGGCTACTAAGGAGTTTATGGAAAATAAGAAAAGATTTTTAGAGATATTAAAAGATGAACTTAAAGGAGCTAGTGTAGCAGTCAAGATAAACATAAGTGGAAAGCAAAAGGATTTATCGCTATGGACTGATAAGCTAGTAAATATCTTTAGACAGATTATCGGCTCAGTTAATCCACAGACAGGCGAGAGTATTCTTTCACAACCATCTTTTGCTAAACTATTTAATCAAATAATATCTGCTTCTGGAATGGAGCCATTAGACTTTGCTGAATTTACATCAGCACCAAGCCAACAGGCATTACCACAACAATTACAAACTAATACTGTTTCACAAGCAGAACAAATTAAATAACTATGAAATTACAAGACATTTTAACTCAACCAGAGATAGAAGCTATCCAAAAGTTTCTAGACAATAAGCCATTAAAGAATGGCATTAAGAAAGTTTTATTAAGTTCTGTTTACGAGCAAGGAACTATACCATTGAAAGGAGCTTATGACCCTAACTTTAACTTTGCTATGTCGCTTGTTTATGACTTACAGCAAAACATTGAGTATAAACTAAACAATGAAGAACTAGGAGAAAAGCTAAGAGCATCAGTCGCTGGTATTAGATTATTGCAACAAGGATTTAAAGATTTAGAAAGTTTAGGAGTTAAAGAAGAAAAGGTCGAAGAAGAAATTAATGAAGCAAGATAATTAATATAAAAACAATATGAAAACAACAACAACAATTTTACTCTTAATAGCAGTTGTACTATTAGGATTTATAGCATTTAACGGACAAGATAAAGAACCAACTAATTTTGGTAGTAGTATGGGCGATGTATATACTGCCAGTTCTACTGTTTATACAACAACAGCAGGAAAAGCGATTGTATTGACACCTAGAAACGAAGGTAGAGCTTGGATGACTATTACTAATATGACAGGTACAATTACTTACTTAGCACTTGGCAATGCAACAACGACACCTAATGATACACCTATTGTAGAAGACGCAGAATATACTATTTTAGTCCCTGCTTCTGGTATGTACACATTTGATGAAGATAATCGTTATACAGGGGCAATTATTGCTTCAAGTAGTGCGGCAGTAACCTTAAGAGTTACAGAAATTTATTAATTAATATAAACAAGTATGTTAACTGGGAAATTAAAATCTCTCAAAGATAATTTAAAAGAGAGATATAAAAAAGAACAAAAAGAGAAAAAACAAAAAGA